ATGCTCGAAGCCTGCCCATCGCTCGTCTCCGCTGGCGTTCGACAACGCGCCGCAGCCCATCAATCTCAACCGCTGGAGATCATCAATGCCGAAGCGCCCACCGCTGCCAGACGCCTGGGTTGAAAAGCTTTTCGCACGGCTTGCCGTGGTCTACGGCCACGCCTTTCTCGGCCGCTGGTCTGGCCTGGACCTGGATGCCGTCAAGCAGTCCTGGGCTAAGGAGCTGGCCGGCTTCCTGAGCCATCCCGAAGCCCTGGCGGCTGGGCTCGAAAAGATGCCATCCGGCGAGCCGCCGACCGTGCTGCAGTTCCGCGATCTGTGCCGCGAGTCCCTGCGCGATGAGCGCCAGCCCGCACCGCCTGCGCTGCCAGCCCCGAAGGCTGACCCGCAGAAGGTGGCCGCATTGGTGGCGAAGGTGGACCGCTCCGCAGTGCTGAACCCGAAGGCCTGGGCCTGGGCACTGAAGGCACGCGAGGAAGGCGAGAAGGCGCACCAGCCCGACAGCCGGCACCGCCTGACGCCATACCAGCGCGAGGCCTGGCGCACCGCGCTTCGCAGCGAGTTGGAGCAAGGGAAGGTGGCCGCATGACCGCGCCGAAGCCGCACGGCCGGACTCGAATCGTGCTCGACCTGCGACAAATCTACGGACGCTGCACTGAAGACGGCGACTGCCTGCTGTGGGGCCACGCCACAAGCGCAAGCGGTATCCCCTACGCGCAGCACAACGGCGCCACGGCGAACGTTCGGCGCCTGACGTGGACGCTGCAGCACGGGATGCCGATCAGGCATCAACAGCAGATCACGGCGACGTGTGGCAACCCGCGATGCCTATCGCCGGACCACCTGCGTGCCAAGTCCGTGGCTGAGGTTCACCAAGCCATGGCCGCCATGGGCCGCTACACGTCGCCGGTGTCGTCCACAAAGAAGGCCATTGGCCGGCGCAAAAACTCGAAGTGGACCATTGATGACATCCGCGCCATCCGCTCCGATGATCGGCCGGCCAAGGTGGTCGCCGATGAGCACGGGATGAGCAAGAAGTATTGCCTTCAGATCAAGGCGGGGAAGGCCTGGCGGGAGCTGGAAAACAGCGTCTTCGGGGCTGTGCGATGAGCGCCGATGTCGTCGGCCTCGACGCCGCCCTGATGACCCGCCACATCGCCAACCTGCGCCGGATCGGCGTGCGCGCCATGCGACAGGACTACCTCGCCAGCGTGGAGCGCGCAGACGGCAAGGAATTTGCCGACAAGCTGCGTGCGGCATTCGTCGCCGATTGGGAGCGCCGCCAAGTTGCCGAGCGCGCGGAAGGGATCGAATGACAGAAACCAGAACCATCACATTCCGCGTGTTCAGGAACCCAAGCGGCGAGCCCACGTGCTGCGCCGATGCACTGACGGGCGCTCACTGCAAGTTTCTTGGCTCCAAAGAATTTGGCCTCGTTCCGGTCTGCATGGCAGTCGGCGAAGATTTGCACCGAGCTAGCGATGCTGGGTGGCTTGTGCCCAACGATGACTGCCCGATGTGGGCCGGACGGCCATGACCGGGCACATCATCATCGGCATCGACCCGGGCGTGAAGACCGGATTCGCCGAGCTGGACACACAGACCTGCAAGCTGCGCGACGTGCAGTCGATGGCCATTCACCTGGCCATGGGCGCAGTTGAAGGAACACACCGCAGCGGCGCGCTGAAGATGGTGGTGTTCGAGGACGCGCGCCTTCGCACCTGGTTCGGCAGCAAGGGGCCAGAAGCGCGGCAGGGCGCCGGCAGCATCAAGCGCGATTGCTCGATCTGGGCCGACTTCCTGGCCGACCTCGGGTGCCCAACGCTTGCACTCAAGCCGCAAGCTGGCATGACCAAGTGGAGCGCTGCTGCCTTCGCAAACATGACAGGTTGGGTCGGCAAGACGAACGAGCACGGGCGCGATGCGGCGTGCCTGATCTGGGGGCGCAAGTGACGCCGAAAAAGCTGCGATTCGTTGACGAGTTCGTCGTTGACCTGAACGCGACACAGGCGGCAATCCGGGCTGGGTTCAGTGCGAAGACGGCGCGGGCTGCTGGCTGCAGGCTGTTGACGGAAGTTGACGTTCAAGAGGCCATCGCAGCCAAGAAGGCGGCGCGCTCAGAGGCCACCGGGATCGACGCCGCCTGGGTGCTGAAGACGCTGCACGCCGAGAAGACCGCCGACCTCGCGGACCTGTACGACGAGCACGGCAACCTGCGGCCAATCCACCAGTGGCCCGAGGTCTGGCGGCGCGGCCCTGTGGTTGGCATCGAGTCGTTTGAGGAATACAGCTATCAGGACGGCGCCAAGGTTCCCATCGGCATGGTACGCAAGGTGAAGTTCAGCGACCGAACGCGGCACCTTGAGCTGATTGGGAAGCACACCGACGTGCAGGCGTTCCGCGAGAAGGTGGAGCTGACCGGGAAGAACGGCGGGCCGGTGCAGACCGCTGCCGTGCAGTTCTACCTTCCGAGCAATGGCCGCTGAAGATCAGGTTCGACGCATTGGCCCGCAGCCAGGGCCACAGGAGGCATTCAGCGCGTCGTCGGCCGACATCGCGATCTATGGCGGCGCGGCGGGAGGCGGCAAGTCCTGGGGCCTGCTGCTTGAGCCGCTGCGCCATGTCACTTCGAACACCGACTTTGCCGCCGTCTTCTTCCGGCGCAACACCACCCAGGTGCGCAACCCGGGCGGCCTTTGGGATGAAAGCTCGAAGCTATACCCGCTGGCTGGCGCTGAGCCAATCTCGCACACGCTCGAATGGAAGTGGCCAGGCGGTGGGCGCGTCAAGTTCTCGCACCTTGAGCACGAGAAGACGGTCTACGACTGGCAGGGCGCACAGATCCCGCTGATCTGTTTCGACGAGCTGACCCACTTCACGAAAGCGCAGTTCTTCTACCTGCTCAGCCGCAACCGATCGATGTGCGGCGTGAAGCCCTACATCCGCGCCACCTGCAATCCCGATGCCGATTCATGGGTTGCCGAGTTCATCGCCTGGTGGATCGACCAGGAGACCGGGCTGCCGATCCCCGAGCGGTCGGGTGTGCTGCGCTACTTCGTGCGTATCAACGATGCGATCTTGTGGGCCGACTCGCGCGAAGAGCTGGCCGAGAAGTATGGCCGGCCCGACCTGCCCGCCGATCACGATGACCAGGTGCGGCCCAAGTCGGTCACGTTCATTGCTGCCAAGCTGAGCGACAACCAGGCGCTGATGAAGGCCGACCCCGACTATCGGGGAAACCTGATGGCGCAGTCTGCAGTCGAGCGGGCGCGCCTTCTCGATGGCAACTGGAAGATTCGGCCAGCCGCGGGCATGTACTTCAAGAGGCACTGGTGCCGCATCATCGAATCGGCCCCGCCGGGGCTCGAAGAGGTCAGGTTTTGGGACTTGGCGGCCACGAAGAAGACCGACCTCAACGACCCCGACTGGACTGTCGGCGTGCGAATGGGTGTTGCGCGAGATTCCGATCGCAAGGTGACGCGCGTGGTGATCTCCGATGCGCGGCGTCTTCGCGAGGGGCCGCTTGAGGTTGAGCGGGCGATGAAGAACACGGCAATCGCAGATGGCAAGCGCGTGCGCGTCGGGTTCTTCAAAGACCCCGCCCAGGCAGGCAAGGCGCAGGCCGAAAGCCTGGTGCGGATGCTGGCCGGGTGGAACGTGAAGGCGCACGCCATCGGCGGCGACAAGGTCACGCTCTTCGGCCCGTTCTCCGCTCAGTGCGAGGCCGGCATCGTCGAGTTTGTGCGCGGATCATGGAATGAAGATGTCTTCACCGTGCTCGAAGGGTTCCCCGATTCAGCCCACGATGATGATGCCGACGCCTGCAGCGGGGGGTTCAATGCCTTGATGTCTCCACTGGCCGCCTATTCCTCAGTTGCAACACCCAGCCTATGACACCACCCATCGACCACAAGTCGGGCGCCAGCCCGCTGCAATGGTTCCTCGCCGAGGTCGACCGCGTTCCTGCGGGCCAGCTCACCGGCGCGAAGGTGCGCGAGCTGCTGCGGGCGATGGCCGGGCG